TTTTCAGATACGTGGTCGATACCAAACTGCATGACTGCCTGACGAGCCGACATCTTTACGCACTGCGCAACGGTATCGACAATGCCGTAATTGTCTTCCGCGATAAAAAAGTGACCAGCGTCAAGGTGCTTATACCATAGCGTTCCATCAGCTCGCATCTCGCAGTGCATGGCAGACGTTCCTGCCCAACCCCTATCGAGTAGGACTTCGTGGGATTCGAGGTAGAAATTACTGCGGCCAATCTCTTCGCGCATTATCTCTGCACATTGCGCATACCACGTCTTCGCTTCGTCGTCGTCGTTAAGTGCGCTAGGCTGCTTGACCCCAAACCAAACTTCAGAAATCGGCGTCATATACGCCAGCGAACCTGCGGCCAACACATCGTTCGACTGAATGGCTGTCGTATCATACAGATTTCCGTCAATCACGTCCTGACTGGGATTAGACCACGTGCTGATATACTGCTTCGATGGAGCGACGAACTTCGCCACGTCTTCGATCATCGTGGTCCAGTCGGTTCCGGCAGTGTTCATCTGCTCGTAACGCTGCTTTACGTAATCAACTATTACTTTGTCTTCCATTTTATGACCCGCCTAGCAGTGTTCTTGTTCCTACCGTAGAATTGCCCCCATCTTGCTGCGACAATAGGGTAGATTGCAAGCCCTGACGACGGAGAGCGGTCAACTGTGACTCCCTTGACTTGGTGGCGGCTTCGCTAGTGGTTACTGTAACCGGTTGTGACACATCTGCTTTTTTACTGCTACCGCCCATATTGTTCCTTATTTGAAATACGTATTGCCGAATGTGTCACCAGCTTGTCGAGATAAAATCGTTTGCGTAGCTGGTTTTGTTTTTACGCCATTCGTGTTTGAAAATGTCTGGGCGTCTGGATTTATTACGGTTGGGCCTGTTACTTCTTTATCCTTTTGAATTGCGCTCAAGAATGGCATAAACATGTGCTGCACGTTGCTATCGGATGACCTGTTCTTATTTCGCAACGCAAGAATCGGGGTTACGTTTTCCGATAACGGATTAATCCAACTCTTTGTCTTCCCGCCCATGTTTCGTTAATTTACCACGAATTATACTCATAGCAACACAATATTGCCTTCCGTTGTTATTCCACATTGCAAACGGAAGATCAATTGGGAAGTAATCCCATATGTGTGATAGGTCGCCTGCGCCCATGTCAACAAACCAGCAGTCGCACTCTGATTCTGGAAAAACATACATAGGATTCTCGATTAGAGCCGCATCGGCGTCATGGCGCACGGGGTGTGCCGCGATAAACAGCTTCGGAGTGGACAACACATACCCGAACACCGCCAATGCGTCGTAATCCTCAAGAAACGTCCGGTCATGCAGGTCTGGATGTTCTGCATACCACCGCTGCATTGCTAGTATCGGACGTTCATTGCGTGTTTTACAGAACATCTGCTTCGCCCTCCATGAATATTTGCAATTACACGAGACTTTTTCTCGTCTCCTTCGTCGTCGTCGGCAACTTCGCTGACTCGATTGCGAAAACTCTTCTCCACTGCGCTCCCGCCTTTTAGCATCCCGTGCGACATGGCCTCCGCCAGCGTTCTGAATGCGTCCGCGCCGTGCGAGAACTCATCGTGCACCGGCTGTTCCTTCATTCCGCGTCCGCTACCATCATCCTGAACCTCCACGCGGTAACATTCCAAGGCTTCAAGACCGTTCGGAACGTTCTGGTTGTCAACTTTATCGAACTGTTTCGTGCATTGCGTGGCGTTGAAGATGCACATCGGCAATATTCTGCGGACTTGGTTGATTCCAATCCACTTGTCGGGCGTCTTTGGAACGCACGCAATGTTCCTCATGCCGCAAGCCTCGAACTCCCTGCGCCAAGACGGCCCTACGCCGTTCTGGACCTCTCCATCATGGGGTAGGACGTTGAGTCTGACTGCAATCTTATACTTCGTCTCCCATGCGTGAACCACATCGACGTATGCGCGGGGGTATTCTCGGCAAGATGAGTAGTAATCGACGATCTGGATGTTCGGTCCGACGAACTGCGCCAGCCATATGCAAACAAGGTCGGTCTGCCCCAAATCCCAGAATGTATACAACGGCGACGCTGGGTCGGGCGCGTAATCGACAATGCGATGTTCGTTTCGCAAACGGGCAATCAACGTCCCATACACCGAACCACTGATAACACTGTTCAACATTTCGTCGAGCGTTCCAGGGAACTCTCGCGCCATGTCTTCAGGATTCATCATGGCTTCACGTTTCTTCGTCCACCAATGCTTCTGTTTCTTCGACAGGTGAATGCCGCGCTTCAACAGCTCGTCAAAATACGTCTGCGCTTCAGCATTCGGAGTCCAGTTTGCATCATCTGTGAATCCCAACTTGTATTCAGGGTGTTTATACCACCCATAAAAATACAGCTTCCAATCCATTGCGGTAGGAGTCTTCGGGCACTTCTGAGCCAGCTTGATCATCTCGTAGAACAAGCCGTATCTTCCGCCTTTATGCGTGGACTCAATAAATATCTTCGACCCGCTATGCACCGTGTTGAACGCGCCCGTCTTGATTTCCTGCGCCTTGATCGGATTGTCATACGCGATCGGGCCGTATTCCGAGATGTGCAGTATCTGCGCCGTTCCACCGCGAAGGCTTGTGGCCGTCCATGCCTGTGAGTCATTCGTAAAGCGTGCTTCGTGTTCGTTCCATCGAACCACTCCTACGGCTGATTTGACAATCTGCCCATATGCCGCTCCTTCTGGGTCGTCAGGGTCGTCGTCGGCAAGATGCTCGTAGGCAAATCTCATCTTGCCAAGTTTCTTCTGCCCGTCTTCATCGGTCCTGTCGATGATTCCGCCTGTCGTGTTTCGATTAAACAACAGCGTATCCAATATTAAAAGGGCTATCAGCGTAGAGAATCCGAACTGGCGGGCCTTAGCGATAACGTTCAAATACCACTGTTTCCAATAGAAATCGTCTTGAACGGCGTTCATCTTGAAGCGAACTTTATTTCCGTTCGCATCCTGAATCCAGTAAAGGTGGTTCATCCGCCAATACTGGTCGGATAGATTCTTCTTGATCGTAGCTTCCTGTTCGGGCGTCAGGTTCATTCTTCATCTCCTTCAGCTTTCACCTCGACTACTGTCCCTTTATGGCTTGGCAGTCCTCGCGTGTCAGGAAGCCCCTTGAACAGTCCTCCAAAGTCAAATGATACACTCACCGACGTTCCTCCATTCGATAGCTCTCCTGTGAGCTTAGCGTCCAGTTCCGCCGCCTTCAACTTGTCGCTCATCGTGATTTTTACGCTCTCGCCTCCATCAGGCGTCGTCCGTCGTTCAATCGACTGCACCAATGGACTATTCTCATCCAATTTTCCTATCGGAGTCCGAACCACCGAGGCAAGAAACTCCCGACGCTCTTTCCCAGTCAGCACCGCCTTTGCCTCCGCTTCTTTCGCAACCTTCTCCATCACAGCTTTCTCATAAGCTTTCATCTTTAGGCTCATGTAGTCCCCGTGATGCCGCGCATTCTCCTGCCCTTTGTGCAGCTTGTATCCAGCCAACACGACACACTCCTGCACTGTATGCCCGGCGATCTTATGCTGCACATACGTTAACTGCTTCTCGGTCATCGTTTGTGCGATCTGTTCCGCACTCAGTCCGGTGTAGTCCATGTCGCGCACCATACTGGTTCCATTATATATGTCAATACGATAGTGGTTTATTAGTAAAAGTTGCTTAGGGTTGCGGAAATTGGGTGGGGGGAGGGTGGTGGTGGCGCGTGATGGCCCCCCGTCATGGGGGCAACGGGGTCGCCTGCGGAACACTGCGCATCTACTACGATAACAGCCTGTCATGTAGTCGCATTATGTCGCATGTAGTGTCAGTGCATCAGCTACACTCTACCGACAAGCGTGCAAGTATGTGCAATACATGCGCTTACACATATATGCGCAACACATACGCATTAACTTTGTCGCACAATAACCATTATGCCTCATACAAAGTGAGCGGCAACTAGTTGTTCTACAACACGTTACGTGACTATATCGCGAATTATGTGCAGGTTATGGCGCAATATCCCACAAAATACGGCGCGCTAGGAAAGCTGATACGCATATAATGAGTTATATGTTAACCTACAACCGTCGTTAAGCTTTACATCTTGGGGAATATTTCCCATACACGCGTGCGACCGTCTAGAATGGAGGACGGTCGAGTATGCCATCACGGCTCAATCTAATACATCATTATTGCATACATGGAGCATTACAAGTCACGCGCGAGGGATGATGCGATTAGCATACAACAATAACTGCGCAGCTACGCAACCGTGCGTAGGTGATTGCGTAGCTCAAAAATGGCTCAACCATGCGGCTTCCCTACTACTACTACGCAAT